AATTTCTCTGATATGGGGGGCTACCAGAATTAGTCTATTTACTACAAGCCAATTAATCTGTTTAGGAAAATCAGTAAATATTTCGTAGCTGTGAAGTCTAATTATAACTTTTTTACCTTTGATCCCTTCGTAATTCGTTCCTATTATGGCCGTCTGATTGCACCATTCCAGCCAGATAATATCAGCCCAGTCAATTGCATTATATATATCTTGTTGGTTCCTGATTATAAACTTCCTGGTGATATAATTGCCTGACAATCCTTCAATTATCGGATCTATAAATTGGTCAAGTCCTGCCAGACATATAAAACTTATCTTCTTCATTTATTTTTCCTTTTTATGTATCGAATTTTTCGCCTGATTCTCTGCTGATCGCAATTCCCTGCTTAATGGCCTTAAGTTTTGCCGCCGATTCGGACTTTTTATCGCCAGCAGTATATGTATAACAAGCACCGCTATCCCCATATTTCCATCCTGGTTTATCGTTTAATCTACATTTCATTAGTGGCATTTTATTCCTCCTTTTTTGGTTTTTTAATTTTCTTCTCTTTATAAATCATAAAATCAATACCTACAAATTTTTCAACAAGTTCTAAACTACCGTCAGGTTTCAAAAAAGGATTTTTATTTTTATCTTTTTTTGTTTCGGCCATTATTTATTCACCCACCTTTTATATTCTATACCATACTTTTTGGCAAATATTTCCATTGCTTCATGAGTATGTCTTTGACTTGTTACTTTTGATGCAGATTTTACTGCTTCGTCATAATCAACCCCAGTTTTTATCAAACTCTCACGCCTTAATTCATAAATCGTCTGATATTTATCTTGTAATCTACTATTTTCTAATAAATAAAAACTTTTTACTTCTGACCCGGAATGTGGAAACTTTGTGCTATCTGTTATTTTCGCACTATATTCGTATTGAGTTCCTATTGCCCTTATTTCAGTTCCTCTTTTATATGCTCCTAACATATTAAGATCATCTCCAGAAAAACTGCTATTGGAAGGATGATTATGTGTAAATAGCATATTATCGACATTCATTTTATCAAAATCTTCTCGTGTGAAATTTACATAATTCTTACTGCCGGATTTTTCAAATACTACATTTCCTTCTCTATCTACCGCAATACAATGTTCTATTTTTGCATCGGCATACCTTTCGTTGAATTCTCCTATTCTTATTAATTGCATATTCATCTTTTCAGGCCCAAATATAGGCATGCTTATTCGTGTTATATCTTCTCTAAGTATAAAGTCCTTTGTAAAATTGTCTTTAATAAAATATGGTATATTTTTATATCCTGCAATCTTAGAAGCATTTTCTTTTATCCAATTCTCCGCTCTTTTAGGAATTTTTGAAATATAATTTGATTGAGCGATCTTTCCGGTTTTCATGAATTTAAGAGAATCTTTTTTGTTTAGCATAGTTGAAGTTGTATAACAAAAGCAAATAGGATGCCACCCACTAAAGATAAACCCCTTCGGGTATTCTCCTGCTAAATTATCGCATATATCTATTTGCGGATGCATACCAGATAAGTGCACCTCTATTCCTGTTACAAACGGCAATTCTTGCCTTCTCGTATAATCGCTCATTCTATATGCCATATTTACTTCGGTTCTGGTAAGCCTTAACGCATTTTTATAAGAACTCCTATAAATCCCCGCTCCCGGATGGTAACCTTTGGCCGCCTTGCTTAAAACAAGTTTCCCTTCCTGTCTAACTCTTCTGAATAACCTATTCGGTTCATTCAAATATTGCTTAATATTCCCTACAATTCCAGCCGCACTTCTTCCGGTAGATATTCCCGAACTAAGATAAAGTTCTAATTGATCCTTCGCTCCGTTCGTTAGATTCCAGACTCGTTCGCTTAGGTTCATTCCCGCTTCGGTTCGGTTAAAAAAAGAATCCAGTGCCGCCAAGTTTAATTGATTAAATGAGGGCGATATAGCATCTTTACTTAATTTTATCCCTTCGGCCCAGGTTCCCACCAGTTTATTATTCTTTAAATTGGCCATATCCCAATTAGAAACAATTCCGTTTTTTATGTTGGTTTGAATATCTTCATGGAGTTTATCTAATATTGTATTTACTTTATTTTCTAATCCTTTATTTATTTTATAGAAAGAACCTTGAGATATTATAGATGGCTTTTTCAATTCAAAAATGCTAATTCTCTTAGCCAAATCCTTTGACGCCTGGTTTAATGTTGCTTCAATTTTTCTATTGTATTTGATTATATTTTGTATATTCTTCTTTTCGAATTGATCTTCAATTCCCACTTAAGGTCCCTTTCTCTAATAAATTTACATTTTCTTTATCGGCCATTATCATTACCTTAGGTAGAATTCCCTTCTTCCTTGCTGCCCTAATCAAAAATTCAATATCTTTGGAAAGACATTTACCCCCTGCTCCCCTGTAACCATCGAATAATGGATCAAGATGCATTGCATTGATATATTTATCCAGCTTAAATGCCTCAAATAATTTATAATAGTCTGCCCCATATTTTTGACAGATATCGTATAGTTCATTCCCAAATATTACTTTTATGGTATACAGACTATTTAGGGCCACCTTCAATAATTCCGCTTCTACCGGCTTCATCATTATTATTTTATTTTTATTAATTACACGCTTAAATAGTTTTTCAAATATCTCGAATACTTCTCTTTTCCTGGTCCCTACAATTATTTTATCAGGGCAGATTTCATCCAATAACGCTGTTCGTTCCCGTAAGAATTCAGGCAAATAGACAAATTCTCTTTTATATCTTTTTACAAATTTATCTATCATCCCTGGTATAATAGTTGATCTTATAGTGATTATTCCTTTTCTGTTTTTAAGGTTTATATAGCTTACGGCCATTTTAACATCTTCAAATTTCATATCTTTTTTTGTAGGCACACAGACAAATACAATTTCACATTTAGAAATATCACCAGCTAATAATTTAGCGGGGTCATATTTCTTAACCGTATGCCCTAAATCTTCTAATAGTCCAGCAAGGCTGTTTCCGATGACTCCGCAACCCACTATTCCAAGCTCCGTTTTGTTATGCATTATAGGACTCTCCCAGATTTGATGTCTCGCCCTTTTCTTTTTCTAACCTTTTAATATCTTCTTCTGCATCACTCACAAGCGGGTTTTGCCTTACAGCTTCGTCCTGGCTCATTATTACATCCCCCCCACGGGCCGTTGATAATGCCTTTATTGTTTCTGTTACATCCTGGGGTAGAACGCTCCCGAATTTAACCGATACATCTAATTCTTCTAAGTTTGTTTTTTCTTTTATATCAGTTACCGATAATATTGCCTTTAATAAATTGATCCTTCTGGTCAGTGCTTCTCCGAATATTTCTTCTTTGTCTTTTGCTTTTAGAATTGAATCCATGAAAAGGAACTTGAGGGCTTCTCCTGAGGTTTTCGTTATCCCCTTCACATTGCTAAAGGATAAATCAGGAGTTGAGGTTATAGAGTAAATGATATCCTTCAATGTATCATATTCCATTTTTATTGCTTCCGGCGCATGTTCCCAGGTGAGGTATTCGGCATCTCCATAATCCGTTTTACCTTCGGAATTAACTTCCCCGGTAAACTGTAATATTTTCCCTACTTCTGCTTTATCGGGTGGATTGGTTATCTTCCCTTTAATCTTCAATGTGGGTGATCCAAAATAATCATTTGTATCAGCAAATTTACTGATCAACATTTCGCTTCTATCAATCTCGCTTTGTACACTCATCCACTCCGGTTCAGATTGCTCATAATAAATTACCGGGATCTTACCGTATAAATTCTCTTTCTTTTCTATTACCCAGACATCTTTTTTAATTCCATAGATAAAACTATCGGCAGTATATATATCAATATGTTCATAAGTTTTTTCATCTACATCTTCTAATTTATATCTGCGGAGGAATGCGTCCAAATCTCCATTTTCATTAAAATGGGGAAATATCTCATCGCCGTTTTCATTGCATAGAAGGGCTACTTTAATATGTTTTGCATTATCATTATCAATGATCACATACCAAAGCTCAGCTACTTTCGTTTCAACGAATAGTCTACGTGCTAACTTCCTATTAAAATAATCAAGCTTATTCTTATCCCAGACATCCTGAATCAAAGTAAATGTATCCTGAAGATTATCCTCTTTATTGCCTAAGACTAATTTAACGGCGTCACCAAATAAAAACGATACTGCCATGTTAACAATTTTCCTTTGATACCTAATAACTAATTTTGCCTGCTGGACTAATTTCATTGTCGCACCTTTGCCGACAGTCTTCTGGGGTCGAAGTAGGATGTCATGTTCACCTTGATACTCTTTTTTATAGGTTTCTACATCCCGTTCTTTTGGATCTTTGCAAAGAACGGTTGTCAGCTTAGAAAAATCATTACTATACTTATCTAAAATGTCTTTTATGTTCATGGTAAATCTCCTATCATTTCATTTATTTTTAAAATATCCCCAGCCCATTAGCGGTATAAGCTTCTTCTTCCTCTCTCTCAAAAATCCTATCATTGAGGGCATAACGAATCTGATCTATAAAGTGATTATTCCGATCCGCAGGCGTATTAATCACTTCTCCATCTTTATTTTTCTGCCACTGATATAATTGAAATTCGTTTATTGCATTCTGGCATTGCCTATCAATTATGATTTCAAATTGTTTCAGATATTGAATACCAAAATTGACACTTCCCGGTCCTTTTTTAGCGGGCAGGGCATTTATCTTATAACTCCTTAATTCAGCTATTGATTTCGGTTCAGAAGAATCACACCTTATATATTCCACACCAATGGCCGGTTTCAGTCTTAATGCTATAACATCATTGGTCAATCCCAGCTCATATAATAATTCCTGCAGTATATATAATTTCTTCCCCTTTATGGCCTGTCTTCCCGCTGCACTGGGATCATTTGCAAACCCAAAATCAAGCCCATTATAGTAGGTCCCGAATGTATTTTTAATTTGAGTAAGATCCTCAATCTTCCAATTGGTGAAAATCAAATCCCCTAAAATTCCCCAGTTCCCCAGAGTGTATACTTGTCTGTAATATTCATCCTTCTCATTCTCCAGCTCATCTATATCATCTTGTTCTAAAAACCTTAGATTGTCTTTGTAGGTTGTCTTCAGGATCGATAACCTGTCATCGTGATATTCAAATTCACCTTCTACCCAATTCTTGAAATATTCCTTGAATATCCAGTGAGTCCGGAAAATGGGGTTGAAAACCATTGCTAGACGTTTTAAGACTTTAGACTTACCCCTCAACCTTTTATATAACTGTTTAACGTCGTCTCTTTTTGTTTCGGTTGCTTCTTCTATCAGAATATCAGTAATGACCCCTTTTTCTGGGATTATTGATTTGAGTTTTTCTGCATCATCCAGTCCCCTGAAAAGGATCTGATATCCGGTAATACAAGTTATGGTCATTTCAGTTTTATTGATTTTGAATAATTTCGCTAGATTAAATTCTAAAATAACCTTCCTGATTTCATTGAATACCGATGTCCGCAAGGTATTAGCTGTATTTCTTATTACGAGATAATTTCTATTATTTTTTAAAAGATCAATCACGCACCTTTGAGAAATAAATACCGATTTCCCGGCAGAACTTCCCCCGAAGAATATTTGTGTCCTAGTATTATTTCTTAGGTAAGGGATATAAATTTCGTTAAAAATTTCTTTATCAGAAATATCAACTTCTATCATCTTCGGGTATTTTCACTTTAACTTTGATTTCTCCGGGTATATCATATTCAAATTTATCTTTCCATCTATCTTTCGCTCTATTCTTTAACCAGAATATTTGGGCTGCTACATTTCCTTTTATACCACTTGAATATAAAGCGTCCTCCATAGATTGAGTTCTACTATCTATAATTGAATTTACTTTATTATCAAATCTTTTTGATTTTTTTCGCCATTCCCATATAGTATTACGTGACACATTAGCTGATTTGCAAGCATCACTTATTGACACTCCTCCTTCAAGTGATTCAAGGAATGCTTCCTTTTTTTGTTCTTTAATTTCTTTTGATATTTTCGGCATTTACTTTCGTCGCCCCTTTTTGTCATTTTTCTGTCCTTTTTGTCCTTTTTATTTTCATGTCTTATCTTCCCCCCTAAAAACAAAAAGGCCAAATCAAAAGAGCAATTTCTGCTTTTTTAATCTGGCCCTCTAAAGATGGAGCTCTATGATATTTAATTGTTTAAAATCTAATCTTCCTTTTTAAAATAATGTAGGCTGTAAAACCTTTGTTTCCTCCGGAATTATATTTATCCTGGGGTTCTTAAGGGTTAAATAGTCCTGGTCAATATACTTATCATTTAATTTTATATTCATATATTTATATAAATCTTTTTTTATATAGAAATCCTTTTTATATTTTATTAATTTTTTTACTATATTATCCCCGAATTCTCCCCAGTTTACATCAGTTCCGAGTATGTAATGATTCATTTTGCCTACTTTATATTGATCTACAAAGGGATAGCTTAATTCCAATAATTGATATGTGGTCAATGGCCTGATAACCGGTTCAAAACTCACCCAGGTCTTTATGCCTTCGTTATGTAATTTTTTTAATACTTCTATTCTTTCTCTCGGCAATGTAGCGTTGGGCTCGTACTCTAAACTTTCCTTTTCATCCAGTAATGTTAGGGTAGCGCCCACCTTTATTTTTTTGAATTTTTTGAATAGATCCACATCCCTTAAAATTCTTTTGCCGCCCTTAGATAATATTGCAGTTGGTATATTATATCTTAATAATATCTTTAAAATTTCTCTTGTTGTTTCGTATTCTATATCTGCCCTGCAGTAAGGATCGCCCATAAAGCATAATAGCACCTGTTCGGTTATTTCTTGCTTTTTTAGTTGTTTCTCTAATTTTTCTAGTATATTTTTTCTTGGTTTTATATCTATACTTGTTATGTATTTTCGGAATGGCATAGTTTTTACATAACAATACTTGCAATTGTGATCGCAACCGTTATAGATATTCAGAGAATAGGGACTATATTCCCTTGCTTTTCCTCTTGGTTTATAGATAATTTCCTCCATTTTTTAATATCCCCTTTTATTTATTATATCACGGAAAGCCTTATCTTGCAAGGGTTTTGAAGGAATATATAAATATTTTTTATTATTTTTATTGATTATTATTATTTTTTTAATGCCGTTTATTGCGAGATATTGTTTAAATTTCTCTATGCCGTTTCGGTTAAATAGTGTAGGGCATTTCTTAATCATATTTTTTGTGTATCCTATTTTTGTTAACATTCTTACAGGTAATCTGCCAAATATACTTTGAACGAAAGTTACAAACAATATTCCTTTGTATTTCTTTTTGAATATTATTTCCAGTTGTTTAAAAGGAACCCCATAAGCGTCTAAATCGATGATATCATATTTATCTAAATTCATTCCTTTCAGATATTTTACATTATCGCCCTTTAATGTGCTTCCGCAAGATATTCTATCTATCCCTACTACATTTATATTTTTATTTGATTTTTTCTTTATTTCTTTCCATATTCGTGATCGACCAGCGAAGCAATCGAGCACTTTTATGCTTTGTTGGTCCGGCAAGTGATTCACTCTTAAATTGATTTTACTGTTTAAATAGGAATTATCTGTTTTAATTTGCCGTCTGTTCATATTCGCCCTTCCCGGTTATTTTATTTTTTATTATCTCTAATTCCTTATTTATTTCATCATAGGAATCTACATCTATGGAAATTAGTATATGCACCCTTCTATATTCTCTTATCTCTTCTTCTTTTTCCATATCCTCGGTAGTTTCAAATGTCGGGTTTTCCAGTTCTTCTTCGGTAAATCCCACGTCCAATAATAATTCCTCATCTTCATTGGCCAGCATATCCCAGTCCCAACCTCCTAGATTCTTGTTTTCCCTTAAATTTGCTTCTTTTAATTCCTTATCGGTTAGCTTCCTATTTGGGACCCTTACATCAATTTCCTCATCACCCCGACCTAAAAGCTGTAATATCTTCATTCGTTGGTGTCCGGATATGATAATATTATCAATATTAATTACCGGGATAGACATAAGATTAAATCTTTTCAAGCTTTCTTCTAGATCATTTTTTTGCTTTTCAGTCATCGTTCTGGGATTTTCTTTATAAGGAATTAAATCATTTATTTTTCGCTGTTCGGTATGCCATTCTAATTTTTGCATGTCTCCCCTTTAACCTCCTTTAAGGTTACCACCAATTTATCTGGATTCTGATAATCAACTATGTTTATTGCTCCGCAGCGGTCTTTATAACATTTAATCTCTATCTTGGTAATCCCATCAATGGTGCATTCTGGCAATAGAAAAAAAAGATTTTTGCCACATAATGCACATCTTACTTCTATCCTTTTCATTTTATATTAACCGCCCTTTTAAAGTCAATCTATTCCCACCCGGGAATCAACTTACTATATTTCTCTATCTCTTTATAGCTTCCTATCCTAATGGTATTAAAATCTATTCCTAATTCACCTACCAGAAATTTTATTATCTTGCCATTGGCTACCGATCTGGAATATTTATCATATATTACAAACCACAATTTTTTAAATTCTTCCGGGTAATACCTTTTAAGTCTTCTTAATCTTGTCTTATCTTGAGGTCTAAACCAACCTTTTATCTCGATATAAACATCCATATCCGGTAAATAAAAATCTGGTTTATAAAATCTGCTTCCTCTTTTGATCTTGTAAAATTCAAATTCTTGTGGTTCATAGGTCCATTTAATACCTACAAAATTATAATACCTGGACATATTCGCTTCCCATTTTGATCTGAAATATTGTTTTAGGTCTTTCCGGTAACCGCCTCTGGCTATATTCATTTAATCGCCTCCAGTTTTATCTATCATACTTTGGACCAAAAACTTATCATGTATAGTTTCTATTGTTTTATAGAATTTTACACCTTTATTATTTATTCTATTATTCTCCTTTCTTTTAGCCAGTAATTCAGGACTTACCCTTTGCTCAAAAGTTAAATTTTTAGATTTTACTTTTCCCTCATCATCATAACCGCGATATATTTTATAATCTCCTTTCTTTCTAACTCCCCATTTTTTTAAATGTTTATAGATTGTTTTCATTGTAACATTTTCATTTTCCGCTATTTCCTTGACTGGCACCTCTTCCCGATATTGACGGATTATATTTTCTTTATTTATTACAAATTTGCTTTTAAATCTCCCATCAGTAGTTCTCTTTATTCCGCATTCTCTCAGGAAGTCATAAATGGTAACAAAATGTACTTTATATTCTTGGGCAATTTCTGCTATTGGTATCCCCTGCTTCTCCTTTTGGATTATATCTTCTTTATGATCCAGTAAGATTTTATGCGTTTTATTTTTGCTTTTGTTTGTCATTATTTATACCCTCCTATTATATTTTTAGAAGGCCCTTTTGTTTAGATGCTTGAACCAGGAGCCAATGTTCGGGTTTTGAAAACCCCTAGCTCCACCTTGCAAAAGAGCCTTATTTAATTTTCGTCGTACCCTGTTATTTTCATTTTAAAATCCATTATCCTTTTGTCTAATTTCTCATGACTTTCCAGATCAGTTTCAGGGATATATTTTTTATAAGTTTCTAGTCTCCACAGGCTATTAGAATTTTCTAAAACAATCTTATCTCGCTCTTCGTAATATCTCATTATTCCCGGATGATCTACAAAAAACCCATAAGTTAATTTCTGTCTTTTAGAGTAAGCTAACTGTTCATAATTTATAACTATCAAAGGTTTGCTAGGTAGTGACCTAAAATATATATCCTCTAAGGTTTTTATTCCCCAGTAAGCACATCTCTCCAGATACTCATTTAAAGTAATTTTATTTGTAGTTAATAATTTAAACATGATTCTTGCTATCTGAATATGCTGGGTTTGCGGTAACTCCTCAATTATTCCTTCCATTTTTTACTCCTTTCTATAATATTTTTCATAAGGGTCAGGTTTGGCCTGATTAAGATAGCTTTCAAATTTTGTACCGAATAAGGTTATGGGCCTTAGCCAATCTTCCATATTTTTGCCTTCTTTGGTGATCTTGCCTTTCCACTCATTCCATTTAACCTCAATCACATATTTAAAATCATTTAAATTAAAGTCCTCTTTCAATCTTGCATTAATACATTTGACTGTGGCTGGGGTATCAGGTTTGAATTTTTTTCCTGTTATTTTATTTAAATATTCTATGGTCTGAAAGCGTAGCGTATCTTTATTTTCTTTAAGAGTTTCTTTAAGAGTTTCTTTAGCGTTCGGGAAACCCTTATCAGGACTTAGTTTGCTAATTATTTCGTTATCAATTTTGCTAATTTCGTTATCAATTTTGCTAATTTCGTTATCAATTTTGATAACAGAATGGTTGTTATCAATTTTGATAACAATCTTCCGAATCGGTTGTAACCATTGATCATAATCCTTTTGGAAGCCCCATCTATTTTTGTTATCAATTTTGATAACAATTTTTCTTAAATTTAATTCTCTCAGGGTTCTTGAAATATTATATTTATTAAGTCCAGTTAATTCTTCCCATTCCTTAGATGTGATCGCTGCACTTTGTAATTTAAGAGGTTGTCCTTTTTTATCCCTTATTATTTTCTCTTTATCATCTTTTTTTACCCATCCCCAGGTTTTTCTCCACAATGCCCACAAGACTCTGCTTTCATAACCAGATAACTGTATTTTTGCCAATGCTTCAACTAATTCATTAGCTATATCTACATGACCATCTTCTCTTTGAGGATTAGCCATCTTTGACCTACCTTTTAACCTTTTAATTCAACATAACAAATTTTTTCTTCTTTATTCCAGGTCGCTATATATTTTCTCGCCTTATTTTCTACTTTTTTATCCTTACTAATAAGAAACCTAGTAAAGCCCCGATTAATTATTCTTGGAGATTTACCTCCTGTTATTTTTATTCCATATTCGTTATCCTCAATATGTAGAGAAGGCAATGGTTTTATTACCATTGATTCCGTTTCATTGGAATATCCTAATTGGACATATTTTGGTTTACCCATACCTTCAAATAACCTACTTGAAATTCCTATTCTATATTTTGTTATTGAAATATACGGTCTATCGCTTTTAGGTTTATACCATTCGAGCGTATTCACATAATCACCCCCTTTTTATCTTTTACGCAAAATTAAGAATATTATTACTATTACTGTTGCTATAATTATCACAATCCAATCCAACATCTTAATTCGATCCCCCCCTTTTTATAGAAATACCTAAATTTCTTATAGTATTTCTATAGTTTATTTATAGTCTTAATAATTGCTGGCCTTGACCAGTTTCTTACAAATAAATTATCTTCTCTTGATCTTTCACCAGCAAATCTTTTATTCTCACTTATCGGTTGATAAACTTGAACATAAGGCAATGCTCCACATTTATAAGTAAATCTTAATCGTTCTTCACTGGCTTGTATTGGCTCTTTGAATCCTGCCAACACATAACATCTTATTTGATTTCTTCTGAATCCTGATTTTTTTAATTTCTCGATGACCGTTATAAATTCTCTTTTATTGTCCCAGCTATCAAAAGATAACCACAATTCTTTAATTTTAAGTGATCTTAATTCTTCGATGTGCCAATCTTTTAAAAATCTTTTATCTAATCCACCTAAGAATTTTATTTGTTTCTGAGTTCTTAACATCTGGAATACCTTTTGAAGATGATTTTTGTTTGCTAAAAGAATATTATTATCTTGAATAACATTGCCCGATTCTATATTTATCTCTTTAAACTTACCTTCAATCTTTGGCACTAAACACCAGGGGCAATTATTATTACAGCCCCGCGTAGTTATAACAATTCCCTTTTTAACATATTTTCCAGGGTAAAATTTTAAATTAGAAGTATTATTAGCAAAGGCTGGCCCACCAATTAAGACTCTAGAATAATATTGTGAATAATTCTTTTGTAATTTAAATCCCTCTTCTTTGTCCCAACTAAATAAAACTGATATATGAACTTCTTCAATATCTTGACAACTAGGCCTAAATAAATCGGGCATTCCAATTTTTACATAATCATCGATAGGGGTTTGGCTTGTCTTTCTAACAAATACTCTTAATATCCTATTCCACATTAAATAATTTCCTTTCTTATTTCCGGGGTAGGTCAATTCCCCAGTAGTTTGGCCTATCCCGCCTCGTATAGTTCTACCTTGTAATCCCAGGATAAAGGTTAAAATACAATCAAAGGCATCACCCCCTTTTTATAGAAATATAATTTATCTGGTAAATTTTATTGAAATTATATTCTTGAGACCCCATTGCTCGGATATAGCATGTATTTCGTTTGTTAATATATCCCTATAATTAGAATTTAAAGTAGTGCTGGTTTTAAAATGTCTTATAGTGCCATCTTTAAAATTCACTTCCACATTCCAATCTTTAAGATTTTTCATTTCATTTATTCTCCTCTTTTTTTATAGAAATCCTGATAATTTTTTATAGATTTTTATAGATTATTTATAGTTCATTTATAGATTATTTTTAGGAAATTCTTTCATTTCTACCGGATAAATTTCCTTTAAGCTATCCTTTAAATAAACAGGAATGTTAGTTTCTCGGCAATAATTAACTATTTCTTCAATCCATTCTCTTTTAGGGATAACCTTCCCTTTTCTATTTCCAGTTTCCGCTCCGATTATCACCCAATTGAAAAATTGTAAAAAATCTGTTGGTATATTACTTAAAAATGGTTCAAGTGATAGAAATTTAATATTCTCCTTTTTTATATATCTATGATAATATTTCAAATGATAATCACTAAGTTCACGAATCCCAGTTACTGTGACTCCTAACCAGCAATTATATGGAAATAACCATTTGGAATATGTATCAGGATATTTTGTTAAAAATTGGAAAATATGTTGAGGATATTGTTTTACTTTTTCTAATACTTTTTTTACCCATTCATCATTCCAATAGTAAATTTCGCTCATAGAACCTACAAATATTCGTTGAGGTTTTGTGGGGAGTTTTTTATTAAATTGGGAATATAAAACTGTAGGGATAAAATCTGTTAATTTGTTACTCAGATTATCAATTTCTTTAGATATAGTATCCATATTAGAAGTAAGCCATAATTCATTTACTGCCATACTGATGGCAAATCTTTTAGCTATCTTTCTCGCATAACAATACTCGCAATGATTAAGACAACCCCAAACCGGATTCCAGGTTAGACTACACCATCCTATTTTATTTTTCATCTTCTTAACCTTCCTAATCTTTTGTTATTGTGCCTACAATTTAGCTTTTCTTTTCTTCTCCATTCCATTAATTTCTTTTCCCGGGCCTTTTTAATCTCTACTCTTCTAACTTCATTAATTTCATCATTAATCAGTTCAAATATCTGGTTAATAAAGCTCACCCCCGAATGTTCTGCCTTATCAATAAGCCTTGACCTTTTTTTGATATACTTCTTAATCGCTCTTTGCATTTATTTACCTCCTTTAAAAAATTCTTTGCTGGACCTTAGCTATCCTTTTATATGACATATCAATATATTCTTGTTTTATCTCAATCCCGATAAATCTTTTTCTTTGCTTTAAAGCCGCCAGTGCAGTAGTTCCGGTTCCCATAAATGGATCAAGATTTATTCCGCTTTCCCATCCTGCGCCACAGCCACAATCAGAATAACCTCTAAATTTATATTCTGCATTTGCTTTAACTTTGAATTTTGTTTTTGTTTCTTGTCCGGCATGGTGTTCTTCTAAATTTCCTTTGCCGAGATATTCTTTATATTCTTCTGTCGGCTCTAATATCTTTACTCTTGCCTTTCCACATTTCTTACAGACAAATTCAGGGCATCCTGCCTTAATAATCGGTTCGATTAATGTTTCAGGAAAAGTTGCGAAATGTGCTTCTTTAAAACCTTTTGTTGGTATTTTCCAAACACAGCGTTTATTACGACCTTGCTTTCCATAGTTAATGTCTTTACCGTGATATTGTGGGTGTTGTGTTCCTTTATCCGGTTGCTTCGTTTTATAACCCCTTTTTTTATTTAATCTCGGTTGACTCAAGTTATGTGGGGTCTGACCATCAGCTCCTAACGTCCATTTATTAAAATTTACTCCCCTGTCCATCCTAGGTAATGTGTCAGGTGCATATTCCTCAAATTGCTGCTCGAACCAGATATCGTGTCCGGTCCAAAATGAATACTTTACCTTTCTTAAACCTTTGCATCTCGGACAGATCTTATTTTTTATATTTTCTTTTTCTTTATCACTTACCTTAAATTGTGGACAGTCTTTTTGCTTTCTCATAAAGTCCTTGGTTCTAATATTAAAATAATTTTTATCAGAACAGGCAGGGCAAGGTCTCCATTCCCAGTTTTTCCCCTCTATTCCCTTAACCCCCAATGGTTTTTTATCAACACATTCTAAAGTTTTCTCATTGGTCCAGAATAGAGTTTTATTATTTTTCACAAAGAAAAATAGATATTCAAAATCTATCGTGAATCTATCCGGAGCACTCGAAGGCATACAATTCGGTTTCCACCAGATTATTGTATTTCTCTTAATCCAACCCCGGTTAATCATTTCTATGGAAAATCGATAAGGGATATCTAATAAACATTTAGCATATTGCCTGGTAGTTTTTTGATTCCCCCTGGTAGCTCCCATCTCTAAAGTCTTATATCCTAAATTTCTTGTATATTCTTTGTGTCCTGAAGCATTTCCACTGCCGCCATAGCTATCTCCTATATTCACCCAGCAGGTCCCATCTTTTCTTAATACTCTTTTGACCTCATCAAATATATCGCAAAGATGTTTTATATATAATTCAAAAGTAGGTTCAAGACCCAAACTACCTTTCCAGGCACCACATTTAGCGCAGAATCCTGCTTTTGCATTACCAAAGCCATGTAGATTTTTTCTATATTGTGGATTGCCTAATGTACCACCATCCAAATTCTGTCTATTTTCGTGTAATAATTTTGCGTCATATTCATTAAATTCGTGCTTACAATTCTTCGGGATATATCTCTTTAAGCTTTCGGAATAAAATTCCCCACCCCCATCCCATATAACCGGTTCAATACCATAATCCCGGAGACCCCAATATGGAGGGCTTGTTACACAACAATTGACTGATTCAGATGGTAATTTCGGTAGTATTTCTAGATCATTGCCGCATAATATTTTATTTGTATAATCCATGTTTTACCTCATCTATTTGCTTCAAAAAATGCTTTAGCAAAACCTTGTGGGGTTATGCTTCTTAACATTTGCCTATTTTTTGATTTACCGCCTGTTTTGCCCCAGAGTGGCGGGAATCTTTTGCCGGCCGAGATATAAGAAATCGGTTCTATTGAGGTTTTTTTTGGTATATTAAAATATCCCCACAAGTCAGTTTTCTTTGTGTAAGGATCTCCAAAATCGCAAGGATCAAAAGTGAATACCGGCTTACCTAAAAATTGTCTTAAATAACCCATAGGATTTTCTAAACACCAAAAAGCCAATTTATTTTTATAGCGGCATTCCCAAATAATATTTAAGCAAGATATAACCAATTCCATCCCTTTTCTAAAATCTCTCGGTATTTTTGCTCTCGTTCTTGCTAAACTAAACATAGTACAAACAGGCGCGGCCAATATTCCATATACATTGTTGGTTTTAATTGGTTCGACTTTAACCCCTCTAAAAACTATGTTGTATTTTTCTTGAGGTCTAATCTCTGTTTTCAGGATATCGTAATCTGGCAGGGTAACATTAATTACCCTGTATCCTGCTTCTTTATATTTTTTGCTCCAGGCTCCGGTCCCACCCTGGAGATCAAGAATTATTTTTGACATCTTTAAGCACAGTTTCCTTTTGAATCTTTTTATAATTTCTTCTTCTTAGATATTCCAATAAATTTAAAAGTTTTATATTATTCTCTTTAGCAAATTCTCTTAATTCTTCTGCAGTTCTATGAAACATACTTTTTTTTATTAGATTTTCTTTTACTAATATTTTCATTCAACTCCTTCAATCACATAAACTTCTATCGGTTCGATCCCCCATCCCTTAGCCTTTTTATAAGATTTAAAATAGATATCCAGGTTCCAAAAGTCAAAATGTAAATTCTTTTCGGTAAAATATCCCGTATCCTCAACCGAAAAATAGCCGATATCTTTAATGTAAATCCTATCTCCTAACTTTAAAGGACTTCTGATTTGCCATTTGCCATCAATCCAATCTACATTGATGGCCACCACTCCTTCTCTTACCGGTGTCATCGTGGCGGTATAGCCATCATCCCATTTCTTGGCAATACAATCAGGATGTCTGGAATAGGCCGTCGAAGTCATAATAAAATATTTTAGTTCTTTCGCGGGTACAGGCAGGGTATAAATAGCGTATAAAATTGAGATTAATAAAATATATAAAACAAACCAGGTTAACCTGTCTATATTTTTCACCTTATCGCAACCCCTTTATATAAGATTGAATATCATTAAGACACTCCACATTAAATATAGTTCCATTTTCAGGAAAGAAGGCATATTGTCTCCAACTGCTCCACCACTTAATAATCCCGAGTCTAATGGGGTGGGTTTTAGATATTACTTTGATGACTTGCGTTTTAGGCTTTTGTTCTAATAATCGAAATTCAAGATATTTACTCATCTTTATCTCCTCAGATTATTTATATCCTTCCTCTACAATATTGTTTTCATAATCCTTAACAGAGTATTTTCTTAATTCTTTATCGGGAAAATATTTACAATCGAATTCTACAATTTCTCTAAAGGTATCAAAAAAATATCCATAATTATTAAAATAATATTGGTTATCGGTAAAAGACAATCCATCATCTTCTGTATAAACCGCTATCCAGTGCTTCTCAAAAGTATTATCATAAAGTATTTTTACTAGGTAAGTTTCATAGTCATGCCAGTGAGTCACAAAAACCCCGAAGGTCGCAAAATCATTGCAATCTCCTTTTTTGGTTTTCCATAAAGTATAGGGATCAGGTGCATAAATTGCATGTAGTTCATAAGTAAAATTTGCCTGCATATAATCACCAATCTTTTGAGGACTGTCTAATTCCTTTATTACCGCAAGAAATTCTAAATCATCAGGTAAAGTAAAATTAGATAAATTGTAGAACCCGCAACCTGATAAAAATACAGTTAATAAAATTAAGATAATTATTTTTTTCATATTTTTTACCTCTATTCTTACCTACCCTGACAGTTGGTCTGTAACTTGTTTCCGTTGACGGCTTCTAGTCAGGCTACCACGCCACAGGATAGGCAAGATTTAATTATTCTCCGTCATACAATCCTCTGCTTTTTATTAATTCTGGGTTCTTTGGTTCTACAACTACATTGCCATACCAATCGAAAACAACAAAATCTTGCACGGTATAAGTAGTTTTAGTATCATGATGAGCTACAACTGCTGCAAAAGAACTCCAACCAGGGGCTTGATAACAATATTCTTTGCTCGTGTAATAATATAATGAACCTACTTTGTAAACACATAATCTATGAGCTTTATTTTCTACATAAGTTATATATATTTGCCAGGTTTGATACCCGTGCTGGTGAGACACGTATGAGACAAGAGCCGCACATTCACTACAATCTCCGATTTTAGTTTTCCAAAAATTATATGGGCTTTTAACCGATGTGCTATATTGATATGTGTAATTGTAATATATCCAAGTCGCTACTGAACTTGGGGTAGTATTACTATTCACAAAACTTGTAAATGCAGCATCAACAGGTGGAGTCCAACCACTAAGGTTATAATAATCCTCCGCACCACCACAACCGGCAGATAATAGTAAAAGTCCCAAAATCATGACTAAAACAAAGTTTATTAATAATTTCTTCATTTCTTTTTTCACCCCCTTTCGATCTTTATTTAGGAGGGGCCTGTCAGACCTTCAGGCCCCTTTCCTTTAATCCTTACTATTCAACCGTTACTTCTACTTCGCAAGTTTCAGTTATCCTGCCAGTCCAAGCATTATGTTGAGTATGTTTTACCAAAATGGTAGCTATTCCATTACTTACTGCCACAACTAAACCTTCACTATTAACAGTAACAACTTTGGTATCGCTTGAGTCGTAGTCACAATTTGAAGTTACATCGGCACTAGTCCCATCTTCATAATAAGCAGTAACTTCTAATTGTTTTTGAGTAATTTCCGCATCTAAATTTACTTCATTAGGAATAGCTTCGATATAGTCAAGCTTCGATTCGGGCAATACCCAACAACCAGCAAGTAAACCAGCAACTAACAAAATCACCACCAACATAGTTAGCTTTTTCATCTTTTTTTTCACCTCCTTCCTTATAAGTCTGGCCCAGCTAAAGGGTCGAGATAAGTCATAATAAGCAGGAGTTTATTAAAACTTAACAATAACTGAGCCAGGCCACTTGTTAATCTTCAACTTTTGAAATATCTATTATCTTTTCTATTGCTTCTGGATCATTGAGTAATATTTTTTGTACATCTTCAATCGAAGTCCCTGGTTCTATTAAATCAGCCTTACAGGCAAACCATGCTACTGTCTTCCAAGTAGATATACCCGCCATATTTAAAACGGTAAACATCTTATCTAATTTCTCTTTATCCTCTTCTTTGAGAGGTTCCAGAGCCCTCATCAAGCGATTATATATATCTTTATTGCTAATTAAAATCTTTTTCGCTAGATGCTCGGCAAGTGGGGTTTGGAATATTCCCCGGTCCAAAGCAAAATTCATTAATTTTTCAAAGGAATCAATCCCAGCATTTTTGGCTTTTTCTACCAGGGGATTTAAAATCTTATTTTCTTCTTCTATTCTCTTTTTAGATAAAATTTTGCTTTCCTGATAAGATTTTATTTTATCTTTTCCCTCTTCATGATCCTTTTTTAACTGGGCTTCCCGGGCCCTTGATTCATCAATCTCTTTTTTTAGATCTTGCCCTTTTGCTTTTTCTTTTATTGGTTCTTTTGCTTCTTTCTGTTTTTT